CGCGGAAGCCGAAGACCTCCTCGCCAGACGCCTCCTTCAGCGCGCGCAGTCGGTCCCCCATCGTGTCGAACTTGGCGTTCGCATCGCTGGTTTGCCGGTGGTAAAAGAACGTGCGGGCCTCATCCGATTTAACCTTACCGGCGGCCATGCGCAGGCCCTGCTGGTACTGGTCACGCGCAATAGACGGCTCGGCTGGGTCACCGGCGGTGGTACAAGTCAACTGCCAAGCGTCGTCCATTTTACGCTTCGGCAGGTTGTTTTTCATCGTGGCATACGACTTGCGGTGCCGGTCCTCATACAGACGGTGCGGCTCGTCAATGCACTGAAAAGTCGGCTTCTTACCGTCCAGCGCGTTCGGGTTGGGTGCGACAGGAAGGATACGCGAGTCCGCTTCGCCTTGGATTTGAATCCGCTCGTTTGTTACGTCAAACAGACCAGCATCGTCAATGAGGCTGGCGATTTCTTTCGCCGCACCGTAGGCCAGGTCGTCCAACATGTCCTTTGTCGGCGCCAACATGGGAATGTACGGCGACACGACGGATCGGCCAGGCGCGAGTCCGCCGGGTGCTTTCGGATCGTAGCCGTTGAAACGGATCGGCGCGTCCGGGTGTAGTTCCACCAACGCAATCAGCGCCATGAACTCGGTCTTGGCGGCACCCTTAGGAAGGGAGACATTGACCTCTGTGAAGTGGCGGCGACCGGACATGTCCATGTCGATGTCCCCGAACTTCAGGTGGTAACCGTCGGGAAAATGCTCGTAAGCGCGCATCAACAGGTAGCGGAAGTCGTCACGAACCTTGTACGGCTCACCCTTGAGTGGACCTGGGCCGTAGACAAACCTGTCCTCCAGGAACTCGATAATCTGCGGTCCAAGCGACGGCCAAATGTCCAGGGTGCCGTCCGGCAGCGTCTCAAGCTGCGGCACAATAATTTCCATCTAAACCCCGAAACCACCCCTGCGCATCCGCGAGCGCTTCCGGCTGCGGGCCGACCGGTGAAAATCATTTGGGTCATCAGCTGCGGAATTGTATTCGCGGGTTTTGGCGGAATGATGCATGAAACACAAAAGCTGCAGGTTACTGATTAGGTTTGCCTGCCAGCGCTCGTGCGGCTGGAATTCCGCCAGCTCAACAACATGGTCGACCTCGGTACCAGGCTCCCCGCACACAGCACAACGACCGCCATACAGGTCGATCACCTGCCGTCGAATGGCCGCTGTGAAATCACCTTGCCGACGCTTAACCTGATGTTCCGCGCAGCGTGATTTCCCCGGCAGGGCTGCGTTAGTGCAGGCCCGATACCGGGGCTCCTCAGTAAACCACGAACAAAACCGCATTTAGCGCTTCTTGGCTCGAGACCCGGTCTTGGCGGAAGAAGATTTCTTCTGTCCGCCTTTCTGCCCCCAGGTCTTTTTCTTCTGCGCGCGAGCAACCGCGTTTTTCGGCTCGAAATTATGCCCCCACTTGCCGCCGCCGAGGCCGTTGCCTTTTGTGCGGGTGGTCAGTCGTCGTGATTTTCGTCCTGCTTTGGCCATAGAAAAACTCCTAGATAGTGGTTACATCCATTCTATCTAGGAGTGGGAATTACCAGCCCTCGGGGAAGAACTGCGCTAGGTTCGGTGGCTCATAGTGGGGGCCTTTGCCGACTTTCCCACCAGGGAGAACCTTGTTGTCGATGAGTTTGGTCTGGTTGCTGCGTACAATCTCCCAAAACGCTGGCTCCACCTTGTCGGTGAGACCGGCCTTGGCGGCCAGCCCGAAAAGAGTGAACAGCACATCGGCGATGCCGTCGAGGAGTTCAACTCGGTCATCCTCCAGGCTCATCGCGGCCAGCTCAACCTCGTTGACTTCCTCACGGAGGAAATCCACGGCTTGGCGGCAGTGTGGGAGTTCATCCCATTTTAGGTTGTAGGGGTCGAGTTGACCAGCCTCGATATTCCAGTCGGCAACAGCGGTAACGGCGTCTGTGATCGTCGGTTCAAGTTTGACCTCGTCGATGACTCGACGTGAAGCTTGAACGCCTATGGTGTCAGCCTCTTTGTAGGCTTTTTCCAAGACTCGTTCAGCTTCCTCAGGGTCTTCGCCGGGGAGATATGTACCGAATACACCTCCTCGCCGGTTATTTTTGAGGTCTTCTACAAACGCTTCAAGTCGTTCCCTCAGCAGAGAACCAAAAACCTCGGGGCATATCTTGTTGAGTTTAACGAGAATCGACATGGCCACCGCCTGGAACTCCGCATCGACGTCCGGCTGGGTGCGGCGCGTCAGCACTTCTAGCCAGGCGCGGAAGTTACCGGAAACAACCATCGACACCGACGTCGAGTTAGGCAGGATCGAGCGGGCTGCCTCTTTAGCTTTCTTGCCGGTCACGCCCTTAGACTCTAGGGCTTCCTTTATTCGACGGTAGGCTTCACGAATCTCCGCTTCCACTTCGAAAACACCCGTCTCAACCAGCTCCTCGTCAGTCAGAACCTCTAGGGCAGGCGGCAAAACAAACTCGGCATTCTCGGAGTCCACGAACCGCTGTGATTCCACAGAAAACGACAGGTGGCGGTGCCGGGTGATCTCCGCCAGGAACGCGCGGGTAACACCCTCCAACAGGAACGACGCGGACGCGTGCTCCAGAATGCTGTAGTGCTTCTTGTCGTGCACCGTGGAGTGGATGTACTTTTCCGGCGTGTTGGTTGCCTCGTTGGGCCGATGGAAGCTCTGATAGCAGTTGCGTCCAGCGAACTCAATCAGTGAAGCCGCTGGGGTTTCACCGCCGACCTGTGGCATCTTCTTCTGCAAGAGCTCCTGGAAATCCGAGGATAAGCCAGTGTGAGCGATCAGGGTTACTTTAGGCATTTCCTTCTCCTTCAATGAACTCAGCAAGCACTTCATCGTCAGAGGCGTCGATAATTCGATTTGGGTCAATATCACCAAGCCCCTGAGCCTGCAGCATCTGCTGACCAATGATCGCCAAAGTCGACCCAAGACCGATCTGGTCCTCAAACCCAACGGAGTGAGCGGCCAAACTGTCCGAATCTGGTTCCTCTCCTTGCGTCATGACAATGAGGGCTACCGCGACTTTATCCTCTCCGGTCTCTGCTTTGATTTGGGTGTACACACCCCGTGTGATCTCCTCCAGGCTCATCGCCTTAGTCCTTTCTTGACTTCTCAATAAGGTCGTATTCCTCATCGGCCAGGCGAACAAGCATCACAACAGCTGTTCCCCGCAGCGCGAGCAGGCGTCCAATTTCGGCTTGCCGTTGCCGCGCTTCCGGGCATTTCCTGGCCTTCGCTATGTCATCTTTCCAGTTTTTCTCCTCGTAGTCAAGCGTGGCGAAGAAAACACCTTTCGGCGAGCCGCCTTGAACCTCTTCCGGCTCCTCAAGCTCTTCCGGTTTGAAGAACCACTCACCAAGTTCCTTATCCAGGGCTGCCGCCTGGGTTTCAGTAACCCGGACGACCGCTTCGAGTTCTTCCCGGTCGAGTTTCTTCAGTTGTTCGTCTGTGACCTGCAACGGATCAAAAGCCGTGGTCATTCAAATCCCTCCTCAACCAGCATCTGCCCCTTCATGACGAGCGGGGCTAGACGCCAAAAAACTTCATCGCTGATTTCTCCTGTAGCCAGGAAATCCTTGATTTTCGACTCCATTTCGTCGAAAGAGTCGAACATCACAGAATCCCAGATGACAGCTCTTACCCTGTCGTCTACCTCGTACTTACTCAAGTCGAGTACTCCGCGGATGGCTCGCCTAATTCCAATCTGCGTTGCGTTGTGAAATCGCATCAATTAACTCCTTATGACAGCTTCTCGGCTTCAGTGATCTGCTGGATGCCGTCAAGAAGAACAAGAGAAGCCGTTATAGAGATGAGCCCGCGGTCGGACCACTGATCGACCGCCTCCGAAAGCTCTTCTCCAGAGGAACCACTTAGAACCATGCCCTCTATGTCGTCGGCAGCGTCTTGGGATATATTCTTCTCTTTGTCTAGAGACCGAAGACTATCAACAAGAGCCGTTTTTGCGAAGCTTAGTCGATCCTGTCTAAGGATTGGTTTACAAGCCGCCTCTCTTGCCAGCACATCCGCTGCAAGGGTGGCATAGCCGATGGTGTCCAGCATGTCGTCTGTCGGGTCGCCATTCTCGGCCCAGCGTCCGCGCTGTGCGCGGGCCACCTTAAACAGAACCATCATCTGAGCCACCTGCTCCGGCGTGAGCTCCACCCGCGAGGTTTTGTAGTCCTGGGAATGACCGTTGATGCCGTGCAGGAAAGCATTCCAGTAGTCAGCGATCAACTGTAGCGTATCGCTAGCCTCGCCGTACTGGCTGTGGCGGTCGTCGAGGATTTCGGTTACTTGCTCTTTAGCGCTCATTTTGCGACCTCTTCTTCCTTCTCAAAAAGCTTCATTGCTTCCGCGGCGGTGAGGCTTTCAACCCGAAGCACACACCGAGTCAAAGCGACGATTTTCAACGATCCGCAAGAAACATCGTCCAGGGCTTTAGTGAAGGAAATCGAGGAGGATCGGTCGGGAAACTGAATGTCCACGGATTTCACATCATAGGAGCGAATGAGGCCGCCAACCCCCGCCCGCTTCGCTGCCTTAGCCACGCAGTTGGAAAGAGTGAAGCTTTGCTTCCTGGACGCGAATGTTCCCTGATACACGAAGTCTTTGATTTCACACAAAACCTCGTCCAGTTGGGAAGCCATAAGGCGAACAACCACATCCAACTGCCTCAGTCCGACGCGATGATCCTTGTTTTTCGGCAAGGTTACGACAGCCTCGTTACTGTCTCGGTAGTGCCCCGCCAGGATGCGTCCGTCCAGTAGGCGGTCTGCCAGGGAACGAGCCCGCGCTTCAAGGACTTCGAGAGTAGACAGCGCCGAATTGGTGGTGATCGTATCAGACCCGATTCGACTGTTTGCCGACGGCTTGTTGAGGGTGAACCTGCTGTCCGGGATTTCCTTCCAACTCGCAATAAAAGCGGTGTTTTTCACCTCCGTCACTGGCATGTGGTCCTTGACCTCCATGCTGATGGTGGCCTCCTCCAGTGAAAGACCAGGGCTCATCCACTTCACAACCCGCTCCTCAAGCGGGACCAAGTCGTTGGGGTTCATGGATTGAATGAGATCAACGACTTTGATGATTTGGTCGATGGTTTCCCGCTCGGATTGCGGCGGAGTGAAGAGGAAAACGTCTCCCTCCTTGACCGACACCTCTTTACTGGCGTTCTCGATGTAACACAACATGTGTCAAAACTCCTTTCTGAGTCGTTTAAACCGTATCTAATGCGTCGAGAATTGTCAAGGCATCCGCTGGGTTGCGCTGGCCATATCACACGACCCCTCTAAGCGTCAATGTGTTCTTCATCACACGTCAGACAACCTATAGCTCGACAGGTAGCAGATGTGTCTATTAATAGGCTGTGACGAAAATAGTGACGAAACTAAATGAAAACAACTCCAGATAAGTTGCGTTTTAATGCAATTCGCAAAATCGGCCTCTGTGAGCCCCTATGAGCGATTTGGCCACCTTCTGGGCCGGTGTACCCCTCGGAGCTATGAGTTAGGCCGTCAGAAAGGACGTGAGTGGGTGTTCGAATAGAGCCGACCTGCGGTTTTGTTTTGAGCCGATGGGTTTGACCTGCGGCTTAAGTCCATCTTCAAAGTAGTGGTAGCACATCCGATTTCGGTCTTTATCATTTCGTTATAGAACGGTGTTCAAATTGCTGCAGGTTTGCTTTTTACCCTCTGACCATAGTGAACTTAAATCGAAATTTCGGGGGTAAATAGAAGGGGTGGTTCACCTTATCAGGTTTGATAACTAGTAGAAAATCGGTGTTCAATTTCTATTTGTGCTGGTCAGAGCGTTTTAAAAATTAGAACACCCCTTAGGGAATTAGTTGATTCGAACCCACTAATTCTATTTCCCCAGGTCGCACTCTCGAACAAAATTTCGATCAGCATTCTGTAGGTGTTTTCTAAGGATTTTCTTAGGATTAGACAGGGTATTTTCTTATGTGATACATGTCACACCAACCTCGGATTTTTTGCATTCAAGCAATTGGGGGTAGAAATTGACCTTGCGCCGCAGGTCAGAGGCGGCTTCAAACGTGATAATCTTTTGCATGAACTTTAAAGTTCAACGCATTGAACTTTAAAACCACACAATCGGGCACTCGAAGAGGGCTCTTTTATCAGCTGAGTTATCGGTGACAGGTGACCCCTTCTAAATCGAGCTGTAAGGCACCTCTCGCTTGAGAACATATAGCCTTCGGGTATCGGTGGCCCAGAGGGGTTTTCAGGCCGTCACAGAAGTTGTCAGGTGCCGTCTCGTGCTTCCGCTGAGTTCATGGAATCCGCTCGGGTGGATTCCGGGGCCGAGGAGGAGGGTTGACTTAGGCAAGGCTAACCTAACAAGACTTTTATGATCTATATAAGGAACCGCGCGCGAGGAAAAGAACTGGAAGCTCTGACCTGCGGAAACGCTATATGGCTTCCGCTGGAGGCGGTTTTGGGAGGGGCGAGACCTGGCTTTCAAGGCTCTCGGGCCAGGGAAATCGCGGTTTTGAGGCCGATCTGAGCGTTTTTGGGGTCGTTTGAGGGCCGAGGCTGGCTTCCGCGGTTGGAACCTTGCAGGTGGGCCGGTTGTGTCGAGCAAGATTTCCCTGTAACCAGAAAAATAAAAACCCCTCTGACCAGCGGTTTTGTAAAACTGGTATATATAGTTTCCGCTGGTCAGAGGGGTTTTTGGTGTTTTTTGTAGTCATATTCAGGGGGGTCGTTTCAAGCTGGCTAATATAAACCCTCAAACAAGATTTTGTGAGGTAAGTCACAAAGAGGTTTTTTCTCATATGTGGACTTTGAAAAATCACCTGAATAACTTGAATCAAAGGGCTAAAAACATAGGCTGACCTGCTAAAAGGCCTATACCAAAAGTGGGATCGGCAAAAATGGATAGATAAAAACCCCAGGAGCTAGAAAATCTTAAGTGAATCAAGTCTGGATGTGTCCTGGTTAACACTATGATAGCAAATCTGAAGCCCCCCTAGATTAAACTATATACTATATACAATATATATATTAACTTAAAAAATAATAATAAATATATAAATATAATAATTTTCCAACCCCCTCCGACTTAGGCTAGCCTATCCTAAGTTATCAAGTTTGAAGTGGGGTTTGACCTGCATTTATAACCTTTTCTTTCGGTTTTCGTCCGTTTCGCAGGCATCATCCACCTGGCGTTTTTTCTCTCAGGATTTGCAGTGAATATGCTACTTTGTGACTTGCGTCACTTATTTTCTCTCAGATTCGAGGTGGTAGCAGAGAGCGGAAACTATATCTGACCAGCGGGTTTGTTGTTCGCCTATACGCGTGCGGGTGCGTGCCCAGGCGCCAAACCGGGGCTTGGAGGGGGCTCGAAAACGTGAACAGTGTTCACGAATTTGGTTGCTTTTTAATGCAACTCGTTAACCTGTTGTTAACCTAGCACATCTGCGACCAAAAATGCGCAGGTCAGAAAGTTGGACGATTTTCAAACAATAAGGTACCTTCAGGCTGCACACCGTTCAAGTATTGTGACCCAAGCCACTAAACACCGTTTTTAAACAGTGTTCAGGCAAATGTCACGAAATGGTCACGAAATGATAAGAATTTCTTAGGTTTGGAGGTGGAGTGACTGACGCCACACTTGATTGGGGGTATTTTTGGGGTATAGGCATAAAAATAGACCCTCCGAAGAGGGTCGAGACTGGAGGTAAAAGAGAAAGGCGGACTCTATAAGACCGCGCGGGCTGCGAAAGTCGAGTACGCCTGCCGGATCGCGGAATCCCGGACGGCAACGAGCAGTTGGTCGCGTTCTGACTGTGTGCCACGCAGGTCAAGTTCGTGCGTGTAGACGCGGCACTGTTTCTGGTGGGTCTGGATCAAACCGCGGGCTTCTGGGATGGCCGCGCAGAAGTCGCTGCCGAACGTGCGGTTACCGGAGCCGACAATAAACACCGGCGTCGGTCCGAACGGCGGGGTTGGGAGGGGCCATAGCTTTTGTGAGGTGAGGACTTTACGGAAACACGTCGGAACCATCGGGCCTTTGACGCGGCTGCCGTCCTCCAGGGTGACGAACTGGCCGTAGCTGGGGACAACCAGCACAACTGTGTCCGGGTCGGCCTCGGCGGGTGTGTTGGTGTTGTACACGTCCACCTCGTGCTGTGGGTTTGAGGGGGACGGTGCGTGACGCAGGCTGTCGTAGACGGAGGTGACCGTCACAGGCGTGCCCGGCGCGCCCGCGCCCGGGGGGCCCCCCCGATGACCCCAAGGG